AGGTAAATCAAATAACAAAAAAGTTGTTTATGAAACCATTGAGATGCCCGTTCCGACCTATGTCACATGCAATTATAAAATCACAATTAGAACTGAATATTTACAACAAATGAATGAACTTGTCACGCCTCTTATTACAAGAACCGGAGGCGTAAATCATTTTCTTTTTTCAAACGACGGCCATCGCTTCGAGGCATTCATTCAGCAAGATTTTAATCCGGACTCAAATATAACCAATTTGGGCGAAGATGAGCGTTATTTTCAAACCCAAATATCTATTAAAGTTCTCGGATATTTAATGGGTGAAGCCGGCAACAGACAAAAACCAAAAGTTGTCGTCAGAGAGAACTATGTTGAAGTAAAAATGAGTAGAGAAAGAGTAATGATTGGAGACCAATTACCTTGGAATACTGTAAATAAACAGAAATACCGACAATAATTACTATTGATCTTCATCGATACTATTTAATATGATTATAAGTTTATAAGGAGTATATTAATGCCTAGAAAATTTGACTTTATTTCACCCGGCATCCAATTAACCGAGGTTGACCAAAGTACAGTTCCTGCGCAATTGCAAGACGATGGACCTCTTTTGATTGGACGTGCTCTCCGTGGCCCCTCGATGAAGCCAATCAAAATTAATTCATTTGACGATTTTGTTACCGTTTTTGGTAATCCTGTTTATGGTCCACAACCGGGCCCAATGGATGTTTGGAGACAAGGAAATACCATTGCTCCTACATATGCTGCTATTGCAGCCGAAGCATGGCTTGCAGCAAACGATTCACCAGTTACTTTTATTCGCCTTTTGGGTGAAGATTCTGATAGTGCAACTCATGGTATCGGTACTGCCGGATGGAATACAGCTAAAGATTTAGATACGGCTTATTCTGCTTCTGGTGGCGCTTTTGGTCTTTTTGTCGCTCCTTCAAGTTCAAATCCTCAAGCAAATGCAACAGGATCTTTGGCTGCTATATTTTATGTGAATGAAGGTTCTATTGAGCTTTCTGGAACAATTGCTGATAATGCCGGAACTACTCAGGGTACAGGTTCTGCTACAATGTTTGCTTCTTTAGGCAGCGGTAATGCTGCGACTTTTAGAGCGATTATTAAAAATTCAAGTGGTACTGTTGTTGATAATGTCGTATTTGACTTCAATCCCGGAAGCAAGAACTATATTAGAACTGTTTTCAATACAACTCCACATAAAGTTACTACTGCAATCAATGAAACATCTGATCTCAAGACATACTGGTTAGGTGAAACTTTTGAAGAAATGCTTAATAGAGATGGCTCTTCTACCGGAACTGCCGGACAGCAATTGGGTATCGTCCTTGGTCTTGCTTCCGGATCTACTGGTGTTGTTCCCGGCGCTGCTCGCCCAACATTGACAGAATATTCAGATCATCAATTTGGTGCTATTGCTGCTAAATCTGGTTGGATTATTAATCGCGATCCTTCTGAGGACAATACAAGCTATACTCCAGAAAATGCTGAAAAGCTATTCAGAATTATTGCTCTCCATGAAGGCAAGGCTTTCCAAGACCAATATTACTGTGCTATTGAAGGACTTAAACTTGGAACACAAGTTAATAAGAATTCAACCTTCACTCTCAGCGTTTATGAGTGGGGAACCAATCGTCTTATAGAGCAATTCTCAAATCTTTCTATGAATCCAGTGTCAGATAACTACATTCTTAAAAGAATTGGTGATATGAACATGGTTTGGGATGCCGCCGATAAAAAATTCAATATGGTCGGAAAATATAATAATCAATCTGATTATATTCGAATTGAAATGGCCGATGCTCTCAAAAACGATCAACAACCACAAGACGAATATGCTCTTCCATTCGGTTTTTATGGTCCGCAAAAATTCAAGAGCTTCTGTCTTTCCGGAAGTAATGCACGACCTGTTGATCCAAATGACTATAGTTCAAATCTTTTGACCGCCATGGTTGTTGGCTCTGGTAATCTTCCCGGTGTTCCAGAAGAGATTGCTGATGCTGATCAAAGTGGTTTCGCTCTTGTTGGCTCAAAAGATGGAGCAGATGAAAGAATTGTTACTTTTAACTTTCCATCTTTGAGATTGACAACTGTTAATTCCAAGGGTGTTCAAGATTCGAATTATAAAGTAACTGATTTCTTTGGTATTAATCAGCAACTTTCAGCATCCAGTGTGTTGGATCAATCTTATAGAGATTTAATCCGTGCAATGCCTTATAATTGGGATGCTCATACAACATCTGATGAAACCGTGACCTCTTTCATTTTTTCTTTGGATGATGTCGTATATGATTCGACAAATGTTGAGGGTTATTATCTTTCTGGTTCTCGTTTAGCTGGTACTTCTTATACAGCGACTAATGGCGACCAAGCACTCCTTGATGCAAAGATTAAGCGCTTTATTGTTCCTTTATTTGGTGGCTTTGATGGTCTAAATATTAAAGAACTTGAGCCTTTTAATAACAGAAGTGGTGTCATTGGAAGTACAGAATCTACAAGTTATACTTTCTATTCTTTGAACAAAGCATTAGACATTGCCAGTGACCCAGAGAATGTTGAAATGGATCTTCTTTTGATGCCCGGTATTAATAATCGAGATATTACTAACAGAATGATCGATATCTGCAATGATAGACAAGATTCTCTTGCTATTATTGATCTTCAAGACGCATATTCATCTTCAGCGGAAACCACACCCTCTCAAGAAGGCAAAGGTTCATTAGCAAGTGTTATTTCTGCTGTTCGTTCAAGAAACTTTGATTCATCATACGCTGCTGCTTATCATCCTTGGGTTAGAGTTCAGCAGAAAGGTGATACAGTTGTAACACCTGTTCCTCCTTCAGTTGCTGCTTGTGGTGCTCTTGCAAGATCTCAAGCATTGAGTGCTCCTTGGTTTGCTCCTGCCGGATTCAATCGTGGTGGACTTACAAACCTCGGCGGAAATGCTGGGCCAAGCGTTCTCTCTGTTGTTGAGACAATGAACAAAGCAAATCGTGATGATCTTTACGAACTTGATATTAACCCAATTGCTCGTCTTCAAGGAGAGTTTGTAATCTTCGGACAAAAGACGCTTCAGCAAACTCCATCAGCTCTTGACAGAATCAACGTTCGTCGTATGATGATTTATCTTAAGAAGAGAATCGGCAGAATTGCTAATACTATCCTGTTCGACCAGAACATCCAAGTTACTTGGAACAAGTTCAAGAGCAGAGCAGAGCGAGTGCTTAATAGAATTAAAGCACGAGGCGGAATCACAGAGTTCAAAGTTATTCTTGATTCAAGCACAACCACTCCAGATCTTCAGGACAGAAACATCCTCTATGCCAAAATCTATGTGAAGCCAGCCAAAGCAATCGAGTTTATCGCAGTTGACTTTGTAATCACGAGATCCGGAGTTCAATTCTAATGATCTATACTAATTACAATAAAGGGAGATTAATATAATGGCTTTTTGGACTTCAGCAGGTGTAGAACCTAAAAGAAACTTTAGATTTAGAGTACAATTTTTATCTGAGAATAGCGGAGATGGAAACACTGTTATTGATGGAATTCTTTGGTGGGCTAAAACCGTTACAACTCCATCTTTTGATGTTGGCGAACAAGAGCATCACTACCTAGGAGGTAAATATTACTTTCCCGGAAAAGTATCTTGGTCTGAGGTGTCGATGACGCTAGTGGATCCTATTTCTCCTGATGCCGTTGGTGTAATGAATCAGATTTTGATTAATTCTGGTTATATGGTCCCTCAATCAATAGAAGATAGTCAATTTCATACTATCTCAAAAAACAGATCTATTGCAGCTGGGCTTCAACTTATTGTTATTGAGATTTTAAAAGCAGACGGTGCGGTTGTTGAAAAATGGACTCTTAATCAGCCATTTATTAAATCAGCAAAGTTTGGAGATCTAGATTATTCAAATGAAGACTTGAGAACCGTTGACTTAACAATTAGATATGATTGGGCTACTTGTACATTCCCTGATACTCATCCGGATTTCGCCCAAGAAACAACTTATTTTGAGGTCGGGAAAAACCCCGGTTCTGGCCCCAATTATAGTCCCGATAATAATGGTAAAGAGATTCCAAACAATCCAAAGTACGGATCACCCCAATAGAGGTTAAATGGCTTTTTGGACCAACAACGCTGCACCTAAAAGACAATATCGCTTCTCCATTCTTGATGCCAACGATGGTGTTGAAGATGGAGAAGCCATTTGGTATTGGGCCAAGTCAGTTACAAAGCCATCATACGAGATCTCAACAAACGAATATCAACTTATAAATCATAAATTTAAGTATCCGGGCATCCTGACTTGGAACGATGTCACAATCTCTATTGTCGACACATCAGATAAAACGCAATTGCTCCTGAATAAGGCCTTTAATTTCGGTTATATTTACCCTAACTACCCAAACATAACCGAGTATATAGATGGCATCTCGAAGTCACAAACTGAGGCTTATTTTGATGCTATTTCAATAAACCAGTTGGATGATAAAGGCAATGTTCTTGAGGAATGGAAACTTCGAGGAGCAATTTTAAAATCTGTAAACTTTGGAAGCCTTGATTATTCTTCTGAAGATTTAGTGACAATTGAATTAACAATAACATATGACTGGGCTGAAATTGATGGACTTTCTGTTAATCCTGTTTTTGTCCCCGTCGCTGTTGATAATGTTCAAGGTGGACAAACGGTAACACAAGATGGTGTAAGCAATACTGTTGGAACCAACCCTGTAGTATAACGAGGTGAAATTTGACTACAAGAAACAATGAGGATAGAATCGGACCTCAAACAATCGATTCGGAGCCAACAGCGGCCCTAAATCCGCTTGAGTTTGTTGCTCCTACGGAATTGGTGGATATTCCATCAAAAGGGCAGCTATATCCAC